TGATTGTTCTGCCCATTGCTCAATCCCCTGTGTAATTCGATCCGCCCGGACCACGGCGGTTGTTCTGTTCGTACTGCTGCTGAGCGCCTGACGATCGCCCGGCCAGAGCCAGATCGCGAGCCATGGCACGCAGCTTCATATTCAGTTGCAGCACCAGGTCAGCCAGCGGCAGCGCTTCACCCGTCTCGGCACACACCCAGCCCGATGCATTGCAGGCCGCGCATTCCATCTGGTGGAACACGCCAGTGACCAGGCCGGTGCCGCGACAGTCGAGGCACGCTCGGACAGGCTTCAATGCCTTGCGCAAATCGGGCCCGTGGCTCTTTTTCACGACAGGTCCCCTGCTGCCATTGCGACGTCGATTGACTCGTCAATGCGTTCACGCCAACCGGTAACATGACTCAAGGCATGGACCAGAACAGGGGTTTCATTTTTCCACCCATCAACGTCCTGCTGCGCATTCTCGCGCAGCCACCAATAACGCTCGGCACTACTGCGCAGTATCTGATTCGAAACGATCAAAGCCAGGATGCCGGCTGGCGTCGCTACTCTTACGAAATCAATAAACGCCACTTCGTCGGGACCATAGCTGCGGTCCTCGTCCCAAGCGTCGCCGGGTAAGTATTCACCGGCCAAAAGGCAAGCCTTGGCCAGCCGCTCTAGCTCGGCGAGGTCCGGGAAATCGGCCTGAATAGTCATTTTTAAACCTCGCCTATGGTGGTGTCGGCAATCAGGCTCAAAGCCACGTCATCCGTGGGCTGTGGCTGATTATCAGAATCTTCGAATCTAAAGCCGGTCAATTCGTGAATGAGGCTAAAGCCCTTCTGGTCTAGATGGGCGTTCCACTTCATTAAGGCATCACGCTTGCGATCCATGACGCCCGACTGAACGTAAACCTTCACGTTGTGGCCCATGGCATGGTTGATCAGCAGCTCACCAATCAGGTGGTCGATACCAATGTCTGCCCAGCAGGTGCGTGCCAGCTTGCGAAGGTCATGGCTTGTCCACTCGCCCTTCCCTATCCGTGCGAATACGGCACTGGCCCGACCCTCACTGAGGCCTTCACCGGCACGACCCGGGAACAGGAATTGCCCCTCGTATCCCGCTGCGTATTGCTTGTCGCGATACCAGATCAGCAACTGGCGCACTTGGTCGGTCAGTGGAAGGTGATGCTCGACGCCGGTCTTGGTGTTCTCGCTCGGGATGAACCACTCGCGCTCGGCCAAGCTGATGTGTGACCAGCGGGCTTGCCGGGTTTCGCCGATGCGGGTGCCGTGGCAAAGCATCATCAGGGCCAACATGCCGTCATGGGGAGTGGACTCGACGACCTCGGCCAGATGGTGAAGCAGCTCCTGCAGCTGGGTGCCGCGCAGCCTGGACGCCTTGATCCCGACCTTGGCGGTGGAGAAGTCCTTGAACTTGATATCCTTCATCGGGTTGGCCGAGATCAGGCGCAGCTTGAATGCCTGGCTGAAGGCCAATGCCAGCAACTGGAACGCTGACCGAACGTAGTCGATGGTCACGGTTTCCTGCATCGGCCACATCAGCTCACTATCCAGCGTGGCCTTGTCGATGCTGGCCAGCGGCGTTTCACCCAGGCGCGGCAGTAGGTGGCACTTGATCATCGAAGCACCGGTCTTCTTGCGCTTGTCCGACAGGTTGCGGTCCCGGGCGTAGCGATCAGCGAACCAGCCCAGCAGCTCGCCAGTGGTTGCCCACTTGGACAGTGTCGAGTTGGCGCCGGCCTCGATGCGCAGACGGATATCAGGCAGCGCGGCGACGATCTGCTTGGCCGTCAGGTCGGGGAAGCTGCCGACAAGATTCCACTTGCCCTTGCGTACCAAGTACCACGACGCCCTGGCACGGTCACGCGTGAACCGCAGGTACAGGCCGCGATTCTCGATGTCGCGCAAATCCCGCTCACTGCCTGCGGCTTGGCGTTTGATTTCGGCGTCGGTAATGCGCACGGCGGCAGTCATGCGGACACCGCCTGAGACTTTTCTTCTGCTGGGACGAAGTCGCCACGCAGTGGCAGCAGGAATTGCTCTCGGCATGGGCCTTCTGACTTTGTATGCCCGAGCGAATTGGTGTATGCCCCATCTACAAGGCAGACCCACCACATACGGTTGCGCTCGACGTTGTTGACCCATCCGCCGGTGGGGACTTCGATTGCATCATCATCACCAAGATACTCAAGAAGCTCTACGGTCCTGCCTAGAGTTTCATGGTCTCGAACCGTCCCAACGATCACGGCCAGATCGCCCGGCTTGAATTGATGGCTCATGCTGCGACCCTCGTCTGTGGTTGAAGCAGGTAAGCGCGGATCGCCTCCAACGCATCGATGTGCCCACGGCAAACGATGGCCAGATAGCCCTGATCTGTTAGCGCGTGGAGGTATGCGTCCTGACTTGCCGATACCGGTGCGTCAAAAGGCGGCATCGCCTTGAATTCGATGTACAGGCCGAAATACCCGCCACGTGGCATGGGCAGCACCAGGTCAGGAACGCCGGCCTTCACACCCTGGTCTTTCAGCTTCATTGCGACCAGCTTGTGCCGGTGGCCGCCGTTCGGGACGTGGTAGATCAATTTGGCCGCGGCCGGATAGCGCAGGCTGATTTCCTTCATGAGCGCGGCCTGCTCCAAGCCTTCGCGGTCGATGGGCTTTGCCCGGACGGTCTTGGCCTTGAACGGCGTCAGGGTGGCGGGCTTCATGCCTTCACCAGACCTTCACGGATCAGGATGTCCTGAGTGCGCATAACGCCCTCGGCGAAGTAGAGCCGAACCTCGTCATGGCTCAGCACGGCGGGAGCACGCAGGCGGCCGTCGGCAACATCGTGGCAGTAGGCACAGGCCCAAGCGGCTTGCAGGTCATTCGGCTTAATACCCATGCCGCACGTACCGGCCAGACGGTAATGCGCAAGCACAGTGGTGGCCGATTCGCTGGAGCAACCCGGGTAACGGACCTGGCATTCGCGATCACGCGCGGCTTTGGTGAGCTTGCTCATCGCGCGGCACCAGCGCGGCGGGCGCGCAACTCGGCCAGCGCCTTGTTGCCAACCTCTGGCGTTATCCGGCCCTGCGCCTTCGCAGGCAGTGCCAGCGGCATCTTCTGCAGCGGCTCACCGGCGATCATGCGGCGGATGGTGATGACGTAGTTGCGTTCGAACAGCTTCATGCTGAGCGCACTTTCGAGCCGGTTGAGGTTCTGGAACCCGCACTCTTTGGCCGCGTGCCATACCGCATCGTGCGACCAGTTGCCCTTCCCTGCCATCGCGGGGTGAGCATTGCGGCACGCCTCGCGGTGAGCAGCAGCCAGCGGAGGAATGCCAAGCATTTCCGGGGTGGGCTGACACATGGCAATGAAGCGGCCAACGCTGGGTGCAAAGTCGGTACCGAGTTTTCGGCACTGCTCGATGCCGAATCGGATCTGCTCGATCTGCGTGATCTTCTCAGCCATGAACGCTTTGGTCCAAGTGACCTTCGCCGCGCTGATCGCTTCCTGATCCGGCCACGCCTGCTTCCAGGCCGGGAAGATTGCCATGAGCTCACGAAACAACGCGTTGATCACCTGGACCGTGCCGCTGTCGGCCTTGATCGGCGCGACCTCGCTCGAAGGAAGATTGGGCAATGCTTGCAGCATGTTCGATACAGTCTTCATCACAGGCCTCCCAAGTCTTCGCCCCAGGCGGTGTCATCGAAATCAGGCTCCTGGCCACGACCAGCGGCCTTGACCCGCTCACGCTTGACCCAGCCGACGAGGCGGTAGCACCAGCCAGCAGCCGAGTCAAAAGTGTTTGGCTTGGCAACGAAAAAGCCTTTGAACTTGCGGATAGCTTCTTCCGGTACACAGCCAGCAGGTAGACCAGCAATAGCTACCTGGTCGCCGAGGGATTTAGCGTCAGGCTGCCAGGTGGCGAACATCGCAAAGCGGCGGTCTAGGCTCGAACCGTCAGCGGCGGCCTGATCTTGCCGTTCAATCTCAGCATCCAAATCGCGCTGCAGCTGCTCTTCGGTTCCCTGATGGTTAGATGATGTATTGGGTGCAGATTCTGCACCCCGATCTGTTGAATTCTGCACCCCGCTCTGTTGCTGGTTGCACCCCGTGCCGTCATTTGCACCCCGCTTTGAACGGGGTGCAGCATTTGCACCTCGTGCCAGTGGGAGGTCATAAACGACTTGGCGGCGGTCATGCCGTTCTATGTACACGGCAG